GAATAAGAGCGGGGAAATGCCTGCTAAAGATATAGAAGAAGTGTTTGACCGACTCAAAGAATGGCTGAATAATTAAATTCCTGCTTGTGGTGAAAACCCGTTGGAAAGAAAACCGGAAGTTAAGCCGCATAAAAAGCCATACCGGAAGCAGCATTACAGCCCGCTTCCGGTTTTCTTATCGTGGCATTCCTTACAGAGAGACTCCCAGTTTGTCTGATCCCAGAACAGCCGCTGATCTCCCCGGTGCGGAATGATGTGATCTACGACCGTCGCCGGGACGATCTTTCCCTCCGCCTGACAGAATGCACAGAGCGGATGCTGTTTCAGGAACAGAGCACGGGCTTTTCTCCATCTTCCGTCATATCCTTGCTGAGCAGCACTTCCGCGCTGTCTGTCACCACTCCACATGATATGATCCTTACAGAACACCTGGCCCTGTTCGCAGAACCCGGGACACCCCGGATAGCGGCAGGGCCTTTTCGGCTTTTGGGGCATTTTCGCACCTCCGTTCAGATAATCAAAAAGCCCCGGTCGTCATAGACTGAAGCTCCGCTGTTGGCGTTTTTCAGCGCCCGATCCAGCGCCATGACCAGTGCCACAGCACCGTCGACTTTTTCCGTCGATCGCTCCTTATCAATCTTCAGGTTCCCTGCTGGGTCTGTCCGCACGAAGGCATTATCCATATTCCACCGGAGAACCGGATGCCCGCCATGATTAAGCTTCCGTTCCAGTACCAGGCGCATCAGTTCCTTTGTTGGAGGGCTCATATCCCTGAAGCCTTGTCCGAAGGGAACCATGGTAAAGCCGTCATCCTCGAGGGTCTGCACCATCATGCTTGCATTCCACCGGTCGTAGGCAATCTCCCGGATGTTGAACCGTTCTCCCAACTGCAGGATAAACTGTTCGATTGCACCGTAATGAACGACATTACCTTCCGTCAGATGCAGAAAACCCTGCCGTTCCCACTTGTCGTACATCACATGATCCCGGCGGACGCGAAGCTGCAGTGTTTCTTCCGGGAGCCAGAAATGCGGAACAATGATATACTGTTCCTCTTCATCCCGTGGAGGAAACACCAGTACCATGGCAGTCAGGTCGCTTGTGCTGGAAAGGTCGAGTCCCGCATAGCAGGCGCGGCCTTCCAGTTCATATTCGTTGACAACGCCACCGCAGTCATCCCATTTATCCATGGGCATCCATCGGACGGATTGCTTCACCCACTGATTCAGGCGCAGCTGCCGGAACATGTTCTCATCAGCGGGTGTTTCCTGTGCCTTGCGGAAAGCATCCCTGACCTTGTCGATGGTAATCGTCTGATCCAGAGAAGGATTGGCTTTATACCAGTTCTTTTCATCCGTCCAGTCTGCATCATCCGGCAGGCCGAAGACCACCGGGTAGAACCTGGGATCGTCTTTCCGGCCTTCAAGGATATCGAGCGCTTTCTGGTGAACTTCCCAGCAGATGCTGTTCCGATCCGTTCCGGCGGTTGTCAGGAAAAACCACAACGGCTGCTTCCTGGCATCGCCACTGCCTTGGGTCATCACATCATACAAGGCGCGGTTTGGTTGCGTGTGAAGTTCGTCGAAGATGCAGGCGCTGACATTCAGACCGTGCTTTGTAGCCACTTCCGAAGAGAGCACCTGGTAGATGCTTCCGGTCGGCTGATAAACCATCCGCTTCGTGGATGGGATGATCTTGATCCGCTTGCTGAGCGCCGAGGACTGCTTCACCATATCCACGGCGACGTCAAAAACGATAGCGGCCTGCTGACGATCGCTGGCGCAGGAGTAAACCTCTGCCCGCCATTCATCATCATTGCAGAGCATATTCAGGGCAATCGCTGCACCCAGTTCACTCTTGCCTTGCTTCTTCGGAATCTCGATGTACGCAGTGGTGTATTGCCGGATGGTTGGATCTTCATCACGGACAGTGCCGAATACATCCCGGATGATCTTTTCCTGCCAGGGCAGCAGCTTAAACGGCTGACCGTGAAACTCTCCCTTAGTATGCTTCAGGCACTCAATGAACTGAATGACCCTACGGGCCTTTTCCTCACTTTGCATCCTGCCAGCCTCCCCTCAGGACATTTTCCATCGGATCATCTGTGTCAGATTTGTCACCGTTCTGGGCGTATAGTCTTGCACGGCTGGCCGGGGTCAAACCGAACTCTGCACAGAAGGACTGCATGATCTTCAGGTTCTGCTGGGCAATGGACACCTGTGGAACCTGCTGTACATAACCGCTGGGTGTTTTGAAGATCGTCCCATGCTGAGACAGGAACTCTTCAGCCTCCCGCCAGCGGGCATAGGCCTGACAGTATCCTGCAAAGGCCTCCATGTCATGATCTGTCAGGATACCCATCGCAATCAAGGATGGAGCCAGACGCTTCCATTCCTTTTTCGCTTCCGGCATCAGCCAGTCAGGGCATTTGATGTTGTTTTGCGGCGGCGTAGGCTCGTCTTTGTTGATCGGCCTGCGGCCTTTTCCCCGGTCGCCCTCCAACACTTTCAGGGCAGTGGGCAGGGGTTTTCTTCCTTTGGTCGCCATCTGGTTTCACCTCCTTCGCGGGGAAATTGTGTGTTTCTGGAACACATATGTGGAGCTATAGCGTGGGAAAACCCAATGCTATAACATGAAATCCACGCTATAGCATTGGGTTTGTGTGTTTCTGTGGATCTGTTAGGCATTAGTGGCCACTTCACTGTAAGGCAGTGTCTTTCCGTCACGGAGCACTGTGATCTCCTGATCCGGATAATCCAGATGGAAACGTTCTACTATAACAGTAGCGTATTTTGGGTCGAGTTCCATCGTTTTGCAGATTCGGTCAGTCTGCTCACATGCAATCAGCGTGGAACCGCTGCCGCCGAACAGATCCATCACCACAGCGTTCGGGGCGCTGCTGTTCTTGATCGGATAACAGAGCAGCGGGATCGGCTTCATCGTCGGATGATCTGCGCTCTTCTTCGGTTTGTCGAAGTTCCAGATCGTGGACTGCTTCCGGTCAGCAAACCACTTATGCTTTCCATTGGGAAGCCAGCCATAGAGCACGGGTTCATGCTGCCACTGGTATGGGCTGCGGCCCAGCACCAGGCTGTTCTTCACCCAGATACATACCCCGGAAATATGAAAACCGGACTCTTTGAAAGCCCGGCGAAAGTTCAGCCCCTCGGTGTCAGCATGGAATACATAAGCGCTCCCACCCTCTGCCATGTGGGCGGCGATGTTCTTGAAAGCAGCCAGCAGGAACGTGAAGAACTGTTCATCTGCCATACTGTCGTTCTGGATCTTCTTCCCGTCGGCAGATTCATAAGCAACATTGTAAGGCGGGTCCGTCACGCAGAGGTTTGCCTTCACTCCGTCCATGAGCAGATCGACTGCCTCCGGATCAGTGCTGTCACCGCACATCATCCGGTGCCTACCCAGCGTCCAGATATCGCCCGGCTGTACATATGGTGTGACGGTCTCCGGATCAATGTCGCAGTCATCATCATGGGTTTCCTTGTCATGAACTTTGCTGAAAAGGTCATCCACTTCGGCGGCATCAAAGCCTGTCGCACCAAGGTCATATCCGGATGCCTGCAGGTCTTTCAGCAGATCTGCAAGAGCTACGGGTTCCCAGTCGCCGGTTGCTTTGTTCAGGGCGATGTTGAGCGCCTTTTCATCCTCCGGCTTCTCGATATGAACCACAACGCAGTCCACTTCGGTCGCGCCTTCAGCCTTGAGCACCTTATAGCGCTGGTGACCGCCGACAATGTTGCCGGTGACCTCGTTCCAGACAATCGGGTCGCAGTATCCGAAGTCGTGCAGGCTGCGCTTGATCTTCTCATACGCGGGATCGCCTGGCTGCAGGTCTTTCCTGGGGTTGTATTTCGCAGGTTTCAGCTTGTCTATCGGCATCCGCTGCATGTTCAGGTTGGTATTCATGGTTCCTCCTTCACCGCCTTCGGGCGGATTTTTGATTTTTGGGTTTCAGGGGCTGATACCCCCCTCTGGTTTTTGTCGGAAATTTACGCGTGACTGGGGCGCGCTCTCCGCCAGGCACACTAAGGGATCTGACCACCCCCTCCCTGGGCACAGGTCGGGCGGGCGGCGGCGGGCGGCGACCCCGGCGGGGTGTGCCCGGGCGGCGGGTCTCCCCGGCGGCGGTCTTCCGGGCGGGCGGTGTGCCCGGGCGGCGGGGTGCCGACCCCGGCGGGTGTGCCCGGGCGGTTCCGGGCGGGGTCTTCCGGCGGGGTTTCCGGGCGGGTTTTCCCCGGTTCCGGCGGGCGGGTTTCCGGCGGCGGGTGTGCCCGGGCGGGCGAAAAAAAACCGGGTTTTTTCGGTTTTTTCCCGGCGGGCTTCACGCATGTATAAGGAAGCGGCGGGCTCTTTTTCCGAA